CGGTACTGCAATCACGATAGCAGGAACAATCTTCTTCTTGCGCCACGATGGAAAATCAATGGCAAAGAATTCTGCACGAATCTTGCTAGCAGACCACGATTGAATTGGATACTTGGATTGATAGTTTCCCGTGCCGATGATCTCCTGACGAGTATCATCAACAAACTTCCAATCTTTTATCTTGAGAATGTCAGGCATCGTCATTCTCACCCCCCGATAAACAAGGCTGACATTAGGCTGAAGTTCGTTGGGAAACTTGCCTTTGCATTTTAATAGTTCACGAAAAGCGTTGACCACATTTTCGGGCTTGTCCCGATAAGTCAATTTGTCGCTGAAGAAACTTTGAACTGCTTTTCTAATTTCCTTTTCTTGGGTCAAGTCCCTTTCCCCACCTTTTAAATCTCCAAAAAGGGTATTTCCAAAAATACGGGCGCAGTCGTCTTCCTGCAAAAGATGTTCCAAAAGTCTCTTCATGTGGGTATTTAGGGGTTGACAGAAGGCAGGGCTTGGTTTATACTTCACCCTAATGGAAAACACCAACGACAACATCTCCATCCTCCGTGCTACCGTAGACAAGCAGAAGAATACGATTGAGAGCATGGGCAACTCAAACAACCTTCTTCGCACCATCGTTGAGCGTCAGCGAGGAATCATGGATGAACAGAGTCGCCGCATGAGTGGCTATCTCTCTGTCATTGACTTCATCTCTACTCTTGCGCGATCCAAGAATGTTGTCATCCCTTTAGACAAGATCACGGATTTGCTTGACGCAAAGACCAATGATGACCGTGACCGTCTGCTCGTTCAGTTCAAGATGGAAATCGTGCAGGATGTGCTGGACGAATTTGGAAAGACTGTGGAAACTTTCAATGGGCATGATGAGCCGCCCGTATTCAATTTCAATGATGCAGATTCGTGGGCTTCACCTGAACGGGACAATGTTGTCTATGCTCCACCGCCCGAAGAGGTTAACACGGATATCACCAAGTGGAAGGTCTTTGACCGAAAGTGGAGGATGTTTGGCAATGGCTAAGATTCGCAAAGCAAAGGTTTCCAAGCCAAAGAAGGCACAAGGACCAAAGAAGGCAAAGAGTTCTAGGAAGTCAAAGGGACCAAAGAAGGCACAAGGACCAAAGAAGGCAGAAGGACCACGATAATGTTGAATAAAGAATCAATGACAAAGATGCTCCGCGAGAGCGAAACGGGTTGTGAAGTCAAGTTCCGCAAGGTTGATGGAACCGAGCGCACAATGTGGTGTACTCTTAATCCCACGCTTATGCCGCAGATTGAGGAAAAGCCCAAGAGCGAAAAGCCCAAGAAGACAGGGCTTACAGAAAGCAACGATCATGTTGTTGCTTGGGATTTGGAGAAGAGTGCTTGGCGTTCCTTCCGCTGCGATTCCATCCTGATGTTTAGCAGGGAGCGGGTTGCCGTGCAGAAATGACGAGAGCAAATTACGCTTAATTCGTCCTCGTAGCGCAGTTGGATAGAGCAGTTGCCTTCTAAGCAACAGGTCACAGGTTCAAGTCCTGTCGGGGACGCTTACGCTCTCGTAACTCAACTGGTAGAGTAATTGGCTTTTAACCAATAAGTTATGGGTTCAAGTCCCATCGGGAGCATTCGTCTAAATACCTCAAAGGAACTTTACTATGGACACACTCACAATCATCCTGATCGCAGTCGCCGCCTTTGGTTGGATCGCCAACTTCCTCATCTTTTCCGAGAATCAAGAACTTGCACGGAAGTACAAGGCGGAAACGGAAGAACTTATTCTCAATAATAGGCTAAAAGAAATGGATCATTCCATCAGCCATCGTATTGAAGAATTGGAACGAGAACTGAACTATTGGCGCGAAGACATTGATACTCGCGTTATGAAGGTAGAGATTGATTTGACAAAGCACCAACGGACTACAGGAAAGCAGAAGTAACACTCTTTCTCTCCTGTGGTGTAATGGTAGCACGGAACCCTTTGAAGGTTCTTGTTTAGGTTCGAATCCTAATGGGAGAATTCCTATGGAAAACTACGATAGCGAATGGCATCCTGAAGACGAAAACGAAGAAGAGGATGATAATTATCCCGTTGAAGATGAAGACGAAACAGTAGAAGAGGCTCTTGCTGCCGAGGAAGAGTTGTTGGAGATGGAAGAAGAACTCCTCGTCAGAGAAGCACTACTTGAATTCTCTTTCAAATTCAGCGAATACATTCGTGAAATGGATCCTGAACTTTGGAAACGGGGAATTGATTACGCCGTGACCTTTACAGAAGTTGAAGGAGTTGAATTCTTCACAGAAGTAAATGGCAATACGGGAAACAGCGAAGAGCCGCCTGAGCCGCCCACTACATAAAGACATGAGAGACTTTCAAACACATATTGACGAAGCCCCACAAGGAACCATCTATTGCGATATGGATGGTGTTCTTGTTGATATCATCGGCGGAATGACTTCTTTGGCGGGTATTCATCGCCTTGCACCAGATCAGTTTGAGACTTGGCTAGAGAAGAACAAGAAGAAGTTTGATGCAGAGCATCCAAACCTTTTTGCCCATTTGCCTTGGATGACAGACGGCAAGAGGCTTTGGGCATATGTTACTCGTTATGGCGCACATATTCTTTCTGCCCATACCAAGTCTTGGCAACCTACCTCCAAGCAGGATAAGATGGCTTGGATCAAGGCAAACATGAGTCCTGTTCCGCACAATATTCACTTGGTGCTGCGTAAGGACAAGCAGAAGTATGCCAAGTTGAATGGCATTCCAAATATTCTGATTGACGATTACCCGCCCAACATCAAGGAATGGAATTCTGCGGGTGGAATCGGCATCCTACATACAAGCGCAGAAGATACGATTCAGCGACTGAAGAAACTTGGTTATTGAAAGGCGATTTCGTTATGAAGACAGCAATGATTACGGGGGTCAACGGACAAGACGGTTCTTACTTGGCAGAACTTCTACTTGAGAAGGGCTACCGAGTCATCGGTCTCAAGCGCAGAACATCAACAATCAATACGGGGCGAATTGATCACCTGATGGGAAATCCAAATTTCTCCATCAAGTATTATGATCTCCATGATGCTTACTTCATCAATCACATAATGAAGGAAGAGAAGATTGATGAGGTCTACAACCTAGCCGCACAGAGCCATGTCGCAGTTTCATTTGAAATCCCCGATTACACTTCAGACGGTATCTGCCGTGGCACTCTCAACATTCTGAATGCCATTCGTAACATCTCACCAACTACGAAAATGTATCAGGCTTCGTCATCAGAAATGTATGGGGATAGTTCTGACTATACCGAAAAGGGCTTCAATGAGAACAGCCGCATGATGCCTGTCTCTCCCTATGCCGTAGCCAAGTTGTATGCTCATCAGATGGTGAATGTCTATCGCAAGGCGTATGGACTGCATCTATCTTCAGGCATCTTGTTCAATCACGAAAGCCCACGCCGTGGCGAGACATTCGTCACACGCAAGATTACGATGGCAGCAGCCAAGATCAAGAAGAGATTGCAGAAGGATCTGTATCTTGGAAACCTTGATGCCAAGCGCGATTGGGGTCATGCCAAGGATTATGTCAACGCCATGTGGTTGATGTTGCAGCAGGAAAAGCCTGACGATTATGTCATTGCTACAGGTGAAACTTATAGTGTTGAGGATTTCCTCACCGAGATCTTCACCTATTCGGGTCTAGGAAATTGGCGTAACTATGTCAAGATTGATCCTCGCCTGAAGCGTCCAAACGAAGTGCCGTATCTACTAGGAGACTCCACCAAGGCACGAACTGTTCTTGGTTGGAAGCCTGAATACAATATGCAGACACTTGCAAGACGAATGTTTGATTCTGATTGTGCCATGCTTGATTGCGGTGCGATCATCTACTAAAGGAGCAGCCATGTACACGCCAGGTCAAGGTTACAAGGATGGATTCAATGATCGTATGAACGGTCTTCCCAACAAGGCAGAATCAAAGTTTGGATTCTCCAAGAACGCATACGATCAGGAATATCTCACCGGTTATTCCGATGCAGAGCGCAGAGTTCTTGAAAATGCCCGTAAGGAAGTCAATGAGGATCGCCGCTATCTAGCGGAATCCCATAAGCACAGGGCTGACTAATTTCTAAAATTCATCGTGTGGGTGCATAATCAATCCTAAATAAAAGTCTAGGAGATTCAGATATGCACATCAGCACATTTCTCACCATTCAGGCTCAACTTCGTATTCTGCATTGGCAAACCAAGTCATATGCAGAACACAAGGCTCTAGGCAAAGCGTATGATGCGCTAGATGGTCTCATTGATCAGTTCGTTGAAGTTCACTCCGGTAAGTATGGCAACACCCTTGCCAAGAGCAATTTTCAATTCTCTGCCGTGAACTACAAGGATGCAAATGTTATGGCACTCATTGATTCTTACATTTCGTATCTTACAAATGAGTTGCCCCAAGTTTGCAAAGAGGGCGATACTGATCTTTTAAACATTCGGGATGAAATGCTTTCTGTCCTCAATCAGACCAAGTATTTGCTCCGTCTGACTTGACACAAATAGCATTACCTCGTATACTCATTCCAAATGAGCGAAGATATCACATCATCATATTTCCCGATCTCCCGTTTCGCTTCTCGTTACGGTGATGATCGCAAGGTCTTCAAGGTCTCCGAGAACGAATACAAGTTGGTCGGACCAATGCGCTACTGTCGTACAGGTGGGGATGCGGATCGCGTCCTCTACATGGATCCCGAAGGCGGACCATTCATCTGTGTGGGTGACTCCATTGCAGAAAGCCTTGGCGTAGTATCAGACAATCGCTATATCTGTGAAGTCAAGGGACTTGGCACAGAAAAGGATCCAATGACAGGCGAAGAACTTTCCGTCATCGGCATCAAGGTTTCCCCTATCAAGGAAAAGGTGGAACTCTGATGCTTGGTGGCGAAGCAGGAAAAGGCGATTCGTATCGCCCCGTTGACCGCATGATGTGGTCAAAGAATTGGGATGCTATCTTCAGTAAGAAGAAGCCCTCCAAGAAGAAAGTCAGGAAGACTAATGTTAACCATTCCAGAAAGGAGAATACAAATGGATAAGGTTAAGACAAGTGTTTGCCCGGTTACTGGCGGTTGTGATAAGATTTCGTGCCTTCTATCAAAGGTCGGAATTACTCGTAGCCTCCTAATTACTCTCGCAATTCTTCCATATGCTTGGAAGGGTACTGTCCTCTGCGCCGAAGGAATTACGGCACTATGGGGCATCGTCACTAACGCCGTTAAGTGATTTCAATTGGTTGGCGGCGTGGTAGGAACACGCGGACTTGACAAGAGTTGCAGTTGGTAATAAAAGGTTTAGTAGGGGGTCACATCCTTACAACGAAATCAACCCATAAAGCCAACAAAGAGGGTGACCTGGGTCACACACAAATCCCTCCCAACCCCACTACGGGGATGAACAGGTTTAGACTGGATGGACAAGAGAACGGAGCATGACGAAGAAGGATGCTAGGCTTCGTAAAAATGCATTCAAAATAAGACTGCCAATCGCAGACTTGCCCTCGCTGCTTAATCAGCGAACGAATCTTGCCTAACCCCGATGGGGTAAGATTCGCAATCATCGGGACTTGACTTCAAGCCTCCACCGTGCTTGAAGATCATAAGATGAACGGTGGAAAACTTGTCAAGGGTGTCCATGCCCAAGACATTTTAAAATGACATGGAATAATCCTGTAGTAGCCGTTCTGGCGTTTCATACCAACACAGGGGTTCGACTCCCCTCATCTCCATTAACCAAAGGACTTTTATGCAAATAGAAAATTTCATAATTCATACCAACATAGGCGAGTTTGCTCGTAAGGTTTCATGGATTTTGCAATTGGAACACGAAGGAAAGTTCACTTCGTCAAAAGCGTTTGAAGAGATCAAGAAACTCTACATAGAGTTAGAGAAGTCACAAGATACAGTTCGTGGAAATACAGGAGCAGACAATGCAACAGGAAGATCGGTTTGAGCGACATCCAATCAACGAAATCAGTCTCGCAAGAGTGGCGAACCATGTTGAAAATCGCCCGTTTACACTCCTTACTGCGTTTCGCTTCAAGAACAGAACGACTGGCGAACTTGTCTCCCTACAGACCAACCGAGCCAACAACGCAAAACTTGAAAATGACATTCGTGCTGCGGGGTTCGGATTTGACAAGATGATCGGCAAGTACGAAGAAGACTATGGCGATCACAAGGTCATGGTTTCTGAAGATTCGTTCATGGTCATCGGCAAAGACAATACTCCTGCTAGCGTTGGTGCAATCAAGGGATTCGCCAAGAAGATGGGTCAGAAGTATGGTCAGGACTGTGTACTCTTCAAGGATCCAAACCGTGAAGATGCCGTTGTCATCGGAACCTTTGAGGGTGCTTGGCCTGGTCTGAATGTCATCGCCTCTGTTGGTACATTCCATCCGATGCGCCTAGACGGCATTTATACCGAACTCAAGAAGAAGAACTCCACGGGAGCGCGAACTTTCAAGTTTGAGGCTATTGAGTATCCACTTACAGTTATGGAAATCTGGGCAAAGAAACTCCAGAGAAAGTTGAAGCCTGAAGATTATGAGCGAGACACCGACTAAAAAGTCATGGAACGACATCAAGCCAAAGATTGAAGAAACACTCAAGGCTGACGGATTTGAAGATGCATTTATTGGGGTAGTAAGACGCTGCGGCAAACCCGCAATGTTCGTCTACGATTATCAAAAGTGTGTCAACATTCTGATGGCACGGGGGATTCCTACTGAAGAGGAAGCCATTGAATTCATGGAATACAATGTCGTAGGTGGTTGGCACGGTGAAGGCACACCAGGCTTCATGGTTCGCTGCTCCATGCAGGAAACTTTTGAAGCCCTACAAGATTGAATTGTTAAGCCGCAGTTCAACTTATCGCCCAAGCAACATACTGTCCCTATGAATTACCTCTCTCTTATATCTTTCTCCATTTCGGGTCTCGCCTCTGTCACCGCTTTTCAAATTTGGATATATCGTTTTGCCTATCAGCAGGGCTATGATGTTGGCAAGCATTGCGGTTTTACAAATGGTCTCTACAAAGGCATAATTCGTGAGAATCACCGCTTGACAGTACAGGCGAATAAGAGTAAGATGTCCACATCATGGGCGAACAGCAATTCATCAAAGCGTATGTCCACAGTCTGACCAAGGTCGGGCTTGATGGTCTATTCATCACCAAGAACTATCTGACTCATCCCGACAAGGGAAATGCTGTACTTCAACTCTCTGTAGAGGGGAAGGGTCAGGGCGAAGAGATCATCACCAAGGAAGAAGCCCGTCAAGATTGGGAATCGTCCATCAAGCAGGGATACACTCCTGTTCTTGATGAAAACGGCAATCTCAAGGTTGAAGAGGTACATCATCCATACTTCAATCCTTTCATGTTCGCCTCAAGCCCATATGCAAAGAACACATGGTCTTATTGCGCCGAGATTTTGCACAAACTCAAGGATGAGTTTGAAGTAAACGATATTACTTCCTATGCCCTCCGCGCATAACATGAAGCAAGTGGATTGTCCCTGCAACATCTATAGTCTTGCAAAAGAACTGTGTCTGCACATTGATCGCCCCAAGCGTCATTGCAGCATCATTCTCCGCAAGGGTCGCGTGATCTCCGTTGGAACGAATCTGATGAAGACTCATCCGATGGCGAAGAAGTATGGATATTTGTTTGATGAACTGCATTCGGAACTTGATGCTTTCCGAAAGTGTGAGGAGCGCAACGGACTTGAACTTTGGAATTTTCGTTTCAATCGTTTCGGCAACGAACGGTTGAGTCGCCCGTGTCCGAAGTGTCTGCCTTGGTGTGTTGAGGTGTTTGATACGATCTACTACACAACAGGCAACGGCATCTCTGAACTGCCTCTTGATAATCTACGAAACAAAGTCCGATAATAAAATCGGAAATAGGGCTTGACTTTTCCAAATAGATAGGTTATGATTAGGTGTCAAAGATGCGGCAAAGAGGATTCGCTCCCTGCCAAGGTTCGCCAAGGCTAGCCGCCCTCGTCTGTGCGAGGTTAAACAGAATTTAGGCACAGAGCGGCGGGGGAGGGTTTCCCCCGCGTATATTTGCTTGACGGCAACTGCCTCGTCATGCCATTAAATCTCGCAGAGAGCAGAGAGATAACTTCCCCACGGGTTGCAAACCGTGGGGTTGTTGTTATCGGACTTTCCCCTTAAACATGGGGGTTGACAGAAATAGCAGGGGTTGCTATACTTCAATTGTTGAAGGAGACCCCCATGACTACCCAAGCCGCCAACTCTGCCACCGCCGTCAATCTCTTGAACGGCGTACCCAATCTCCCCGCTAGCGTTTGGGGAACCGACAAGGCATTGATAGTGCTGCGACTCAATACTTGGCTCCAAGGAGCGCAGGACATCATCAACAACGACTACGCAAAAAACTTTCCGACTCTCAACGCTCCTTTCCTTGAAATGTCCGATGGTCGCCGTTACATCCGTGTGGATCGGGTTGACAACGGCGGTCATCGTTCTCGTAGCATCCATGTCTTCATTGACAAGAAGACGGGAGACATCCTCAAGGCTGCGTCCTATAAGGCTCCCGCCAAACACGCCCGTGGCAACATCTTTGACGCTTCGTGGGGTCTCCAAGAGATGACCCCCTACGGCGCAAGTTACCTCCGTTAACTTTGAAAGGAAAGTTCAAATGACTCTTGAAGCAAAAGCCCTGACAGAACGCCTGAAGAAGGCAACGACCGCAACTCTCAACGATGGCGCACAGAATCCCAAGTATGGTGCTTGGTATGTCGTTTCGCGCTACAACACCACCGCCGCCAAGTACATCGTGCTGACTGCCATGATCGGTGCGGTTGGTAATCTCTACGGCACCGTGCTGACCGCTGAAGGCGCAGACGGCAAGATCGTCACCACTTACCCGAAGACCTATAAGCAGGTTCTCGCCGCTTTCAACTGAACGGACATTCGTGCTTGAATTTCTTTACACCGTTCTTCAGGTTATCCTCACAATTGGGTTTCTTGCCTTTGCATTTGGCTTGATCCTTGGAGTGTGGTATCTCGCCGTTCTCATCCTAATGGATGCATTGGGAGCATAATCGTTATATGCTTTCCAACGAGTACATAGAAGACTGCATGGCTTCAGAGGCATACATGGTCACCAAATCTTTCTGCATACACAGCCCTGATGTTCAGGAAATGTTGTTTTTCCTGACCTATCAATCGGAGCGCGGGGACGAACCGTATTTCGTTGGGATTCGTTATATCTCAACAATCACAGAGTTGTACACGCTATCGCACAAAGGGTTTAAGTTTTCTGCCAACGAAACTAAGTTGGTAGTTGACGAAGCCCGAAATGTGTGGTACGATTTCACCAACAAAGGTTGGATTCCAACATCCCCCAAGGACAAGAACAATGGTTAACAACGAATTCATTCCCGCTTCACTCCGCATCGGCGGTGCGCCTACGAATCCTCCGCATAAGCCGTCCTTCAATGTATTGCTGCGTGGAATTGAAACTCGCTATACAGATTACTTGGACGATCAGTTGGCTTGGGGTCAGCGAGATACCCGCGATCTCATCATCAGCATGAAGATTGCTCTTGAGCAAATGCAGCAGCAGCGCGATGAAGCACGGCAGGAAGTTTGTCGCAACAACCATCAAAAGGGCGGCGTGATGCCTCATCACTACGCAGAGTCGCGTGGTTGGGACTGCTTCAACGACAAGAACGAAGCCGATACGAACAATACCCTTTTCCGCACAACGGATGGAGAATGACATGGAAAATTACCACATCAATCTGGTCATAACACTAGTTGTAGTGTCAATTTGTGTTGGAAGTTTTTTATACATCTTGGTTTATCCAAGAAAGAACGAAGCCGATACGAACAATACCCTTTTCCACACAACGGATGGAGAATGACATGAACAAGAGGACACAGAAGGATAGATACGCGAAGATCAACGAATTCCTTGGTTATGCCATCGGCGTATCCTTGATTTTTGTCACGGGAATGATGCTGTTGCTTGCATATGCCGAAGTCTTGCTTATCAAGCACATGAGTAAGTAATGAAAAGCCCAATTGAAGTTCTCAACGATCCGAAGACGCTTGAATCCCTAGCACGGGTTCAGTATCAGATTTTCAAAACTAACATTCAAACTTTGAAGGATGTTGTTGCTTTTTCTGATGAAGATCCGAAGATCATGCTTACATACATGGGTGACTTTGATTCTCTCTCCTACAAGGAGCAAGAGCATTATCGTGACCAAGCATGGAAGGTAATTCAAACGGTCGTGGTATCCTTTCTTGCAAATTCAATGACCCCCGACCAGTATGGAGGCTGAAATGACTCTGCCCTATGAAAACTTTTTCTCGCTTCAGAACACTCGCAACTTCCTGACGGAACTGATGGACACCAAGAAGTCCCCAAAGGTTCCGAAGGCTGTGCGTCAACGGGCGCGGAATCTACTTAAGCACTTCCCCGCAGACTACGAGATCTGCGAATGGATCAGCACCTATCAGAAGGTCGCCTACGAGCGTTACGAGAATCCCCGTGCAGCGGTCATTAAGTTGCGTAAGAACGATCCCGTGGAATACTCCGCAGTCCACATGGGTTGGATCTTTTGGGATGAGGCAGCAGTCAACTTCTACGGTCCTTTCCTGACTCGTAAGCAATGTGAAGAAGCCCTTGAGAAGTATGCCGAGGATCTTGAATCCGAAGGCAAGGGAAAATCTTCAAAAATCCTAGATACTATATCGGAGGGTTGAGAAGCCGAAGTAGCACTCGCCCTCCCACGAAACTTCCAAGCCCCCTACGAAAGTGGGGGGCTTTGCATTTGGGGGAATGATAAATACCTTGACTCAAGCCACAGGAACCCCCAACGATGAACTTTCAAGATCTAAAGCAGAACCTAGAAGAAAAGTTGATCATGCCCAACAACGGGGCAAGATACGGTCAAGTTGTCTTCATGGCGGGTGGGGCAGGAAGCGGCAAGGGGTATGCTATTAACAACCTGATGAATGGCATGGATTACAAGACCATTGACCCCGATCACTTCAAAGAAGCCGTAGTCAAAATGGGCAAACTCCATGCTTCTCTTGGTATCAGCAGCAAGTTCGTGCAATTCAAGGACATCAACTTCCGCAACCCAAAGGATGTTGAGAAGATCCACTTGGCTCTCAAGGACTGGCCTCTTGAACAGAGGCAAATTGGATTTTTACTGGCTCCGCATATCAAGGCTCTGATGTTGCAGAAACTTGGAATCAAAAAGGGAACGACAGGACGCGAGTGGGAGACTTATGGTAGTGAGAAAGCGTTTCTTCCCAACATCATCTTTGACAGAACCTTGAAGAATGCAAGTGAGATCAAGGATATCAGCGATCTTCTTGTTCAGGCAGGATACAAAACCAACAACATTCATATTATTTGGGTGTTGACAAACTGGCGTGTTGCGATGATCAACAACGACAATCGTCCTCGCCGTGTTCCCGATCACATTCTGCTATTGACCCACGAAGGCGTTGGCAAAACAATGGGAGAAATTGCTGCGGGTGCATATCCTCCAAATGTCAACGGCGATGTATACATGGTTCTTGGAGGCGGCGAAGGTCAAGTCTTCTACTCTGACAAGAATGGAAAGCCACTTGATGGAAAGACATTGACGCAGAGTATGATCTCTCCTGAAGTCAAGAATAAGAAGGGTGAACTCATAAAGACAATGGCAGTTCCCCAAAGAGTCATCAAGGATTTCATTGGTATTCGTTTGAAGATAGCAGGAACAAAGACTCCAATTCCTGAAGACAAGATCAAACTGGCATTGGCGCACCATTTGACAAACGACATTGACTCCATTCAAAAGTTGATTCTTGCAAATGTTCCACCACACGCAGTTGTTCAGGACTTCCAACAAATCCACAATGATGCCGAGGGAGATCTTGCCCGTGTTCGTTATGGATTGAGCAAAGCACCGAAGGAGTAAATATGAATGAATTGATTGCCATGATGTGGGTTGCAATGGTGTTGTATGTGCTGCGCGAAACTAGCGCAGTCTACGAATATTTGAAGTTGTTGCGGATTCCCAACCTCATTTCTAAACTCAAGGATTACAAAAGCGAACTTGAGTTCAATCCGCAGATGTCCTACGGCGAATACATTCGCATCTTCCATGACAACTTTTTAATTCGGTGGGCGACTTGCCCGTACTGCTTTGGGCTACCCTTGGCGGTCGCGGCATCCATCGGATTTTCAAATTGGACAGTAACTCCGATAACTTATTTGGGTGGATTATTAAGTTATTGGTCATTTACAAGAGCAATAGAGCGGCTTGAGGAGGGTTTTAATGACTGAAATGCCCTCTGTCACCTTTGATACGCCCGAAGCCCTGTACGGGCATCTACGCCCCAAGGAAAAGGAACTGGTAACAGCCCAGATCCGCCCTTTGACGGCTTGGATGATGAGCATGAAAGATTATCTGGACCCAAATACCTGTGGTTGCCGCAAGGGGCAAAAGGCACGGGAAGCCCTGATTTTACAAATGGTCAGATTACCCGACTCTTTAACTATTGAACATAAAGAGGCAATTAAACAAATTATGGGAACCAAAATTTCCCTCTTGATTGAAGGACGCAGAACTGCTATGCTAGCGTAAATCACCCCGATCAAAGGAGATACACCCATGCTTAAGGCGCAACGAGAGTTCGTGCAGATGGCGAGGAAACACCTCAAGGAGCATGAGTGTCGGCTAGTGTGGGGCAGGGGCAAATCCGTGAACTGTAGTGGATGTCGTGCTTCGGGTTACTTTGACGAAGACGGCAAACAGATTCGTGTGGCGAGGAATAACAAACTTTGGTTTGAAGTTTTCATTCACGAATACTGTCACTTCCGTCAATGGATTGAGAAGTCTCCCGTCTATCGCAAGACCGACAACTCTACTACAATCATTGACAACTGGTTCAACGGCAAGACTTACAAGAACAGAATCATAGACAAGGCATTTGAATCCGTTCGTGAGATGGAACGAGATTGCGAAATGCGTTCAATCAAACTCATCAAGAAACACAATCTACCTGTCAATGTGGATCGGTACATCCGTGCTGCAAACTGCTACATATATGCTCACTTCTTCATGCGTGAGTATCGTAAGTTTTGGCCTTTTGAAGCCAATATGATGCAAGCCACTTCAATCTTGTCAGAGATGCCCTCAAGTTTCCGAGCGCAAGCACACCGTAAGATACCGAGAAAAGTATATGATGTTCTTTCAAACTATCGCAACTAAAGTCTTTGGTTGGCTAAACATATCTGTCCTTCTTAAAAGGATAGTTAAGGAGGATCGTATGAGTTGGAATTACCGAGTCATCCGAAAGACTACGCACATGGGAAGCCGTTCATACCATTCTTACAACATCTACGAGGTGTATTACGATGAAAAGAATCGGGTGACTGCCACAAGCGAAGATCCAATTTGCCCATCAGGCGAGACTGTCATGGAACTCATACATGACATCTATGCGATGATTCGTGCCTTCACTCAACCGATCCTTGAATGGGACTTGGTTTTCCGCAAGGGACTTGAGCCTTCCATGCATGAATTGAAGGAAGCCAAGACCATCACCCACGAATGGGTGCCTCCGACCAAGGAAGAAATTCGTAAAATTGAATACGAAATGGACTGCGAACGAGTCCGTGCCGAAACCATTTACAAGAAAGAGTGCTGCAACAAGACTTTGAAAGAAGTCTTGAATTTTATGGATACTCATAAGTAGACTGTTTGAAAATCCTAAATATGGGTATCCGATTGCTCATTTTTAGGAGATCCTATGGAACGGTTGACTTACAAGTTTCCCTCACTCTCGCTAGCCAATTTCGCCGCCAACGCTGTCCGCAAGGACGGAGTAGGCACAGTTGTAAATGTTCAAAACGGCTTCGTCACCGTTGAAACCACAAACGCCGCTGCGGTTAATCAGATCACAGAGAGCGTTCGGGGCTACGAAGTCTTCAGAGAGTATCTAATGATGTCTCCTACGAGTGTTCCTGTGCGTCCTGCGAATGCTGTGGCGGCTCGTCTTGTCAACTACAAGGTTCCAATGACATTCGTCAAGCAGTATCCACTTTTGAAAAAGAAGAAGGATGCATTGCCAGGCAGCAAGATCATGTGGAGCAAGGATGATAACGATCTTGATGTTATCGCTGCCAAGGATGTTGATTCGTATACCAAGGATGGTTGGGTCATCATTGAGAAGTTCAGCGAGGAGACAATGGAAGTTGAAATCCTTGAGGCTAAGTTGACTCCAAATACAGGCGTTCCTGCTGGTGCAAGCCAAGATAAGTTCAAGAAGGCTGCTGCTGTTGTCAAGAAGGCAGGATACAAGGCTACTCTTGGCAAGGGCGTTCCCGCCGGTGCAAAGAGTGAGGAAGTTGAAGAAGAGGAAGAAATCATAGAGAAGGTCAAGTTAACTCCTGATCAGTTGAAGAAGATCAAACCAGGAGTCAAGAAGGACACCAAGAAGGAAGAGATTGAGGAAGAGGAAGAGGAAGAGATTGAGGAAATTGCGGAGCAGTTCGGAACCGATGGCACATTTGCCACCGCTCGTTTTGATGGCGAGAATTCAACTGTTCCTGTCTTCTGCGTCACACTCAATCACAAACAGTATGCTGCGTATGGCGCAAAGGAGAACATGGGTTCGTGGAGTCTGTTCCCCGTCATGGCAACAGAGGACAAGAACCTCGTCATTTCCAAGGAAGCAATCGCAACTGATGTCAGCGCAAAGAATCTTTTCAATCGCCTGTATGCAGGACTGATCAGCATCCATGAGAACTTCGTTGCAAGCAAGGGTCTATCGGAAGACTACAAGGCAACACTCAAGGGTGTTCGCAAGGTCAAGATTGTCAAGCCAGTTGCATTTGCAAAGTTGGATGTTGGGACAACCTATACCCTGATGTATGACACTTCGTACATGGGTGAGCCAATGTATAAACTTGGCGCAGAAGGCAAGAAGCAATCAGGACGCATCTCTGGCAAGAAGATTGCCAAGGCAATTGAAACAGGTCTTGCACAAGCCATGAAGGAAGAAATTGAACAGGTTGACGAAGCCAAGCCTCTCGTTGGTGGTCAGAAGAAACTTGATGTCAATAAGAACGGCAAACTAGATGCCCATGACTTCAAGGCTCTTCGTGCAAAGAAGGAAGAAACAGAAGTCACCGAAGCCGCTCCTGCAATCAAAGCAGGGATGAGTCTCCGTGCCAAGCAGAGTAAGCGTGTGCCTAGTGGTAGCGTTGTCAAGGGCGAAGTCTATAAGGTTGCCGATGCTGGTAACGGCAAATTTAACCTGATCCATCAATCAACTGGATATCGCAAGGCTATTAGCGGAGTCACCGCTAGCGTTATCCAAGCAATGATTCAGGACAGAATTCTTTAAACCTTACTGTTTGCAATCCCGCTGAAATTGTTCTTCTTGACGAAGGTCAGGATTCTGCTGAACTTTGATTCAAGCAGTTCCTTTGGCTTGTGACTGATGACGAACACATTTGTGTTCTCGTCCATTCCCTTGAGAATATCAAGGAATGATTCACAGGCAGCATCGTCAAGGCTTCCATCAAGCACCTCATCAAGAATCAGGAGATTGGTTGACACAGAGTTCTTCATCTGTGCAATCGTTCTCCATGCAAACAGAAGAGCCAAGTCAATCTTCTTCTTCTCTCCCTCGCTGAATGAGGCGTAGGTAAAGGAGTCGCGGTGACGGCTCAAGATGGTCTCATTGAACTCTTCGTCCAAGTTGAAATTTACAAACAGACCCATCTGCGTAAGGTATTGATTGATTACCTTGTTGATGATGGGAATGTAGTGCTTGATGATACGACTTTTGATACCGCTGTCCTTGAGAAGAGTCGCAGCAATACCATAGTAGTGCTGTGTGTCCACGATTTCCTTGCGGTTACCAATGTTGTCTTCCTCTTCCTTGGCAAGCACCGCAAGGGCTTCCTGCTCCTTGGTATCATCCTTCTTGTTGTTCTTGGACTCTTGCAGTTTCTGCTTGGTCTTCTCAACGAACTTCTTATGTCCTGACAGATCGGACTTGCGCTCCTGAATCGCACCTTCGGTTACCTTCAATACCCGAATGATTCCTGCAATCTTTTCCAATCGCTTGTTTGTATCTGATAGGGATGTATTGATATCGTTGATTGCCTTTTCCACTTCTTGCTTCTTTGTGTTCAGCGAGGCAACCATTGAATCCTTGAATTCCTGCTCAATGTGCTGTGTGCAGGTTGGACAAGTATCGTTCTTCTCGTAGAAGTCCACACTTGAATTCAAGTTCTTGGTCTTGCTGTTCAACTGCCGCTGAACGGACTCAAGATTGTTCTTGGTCTTGTCTACCGTTTCTTTATCGTCAATTTCGCCAAGGTGAAATTCAATCTTCTCGCGCAGAACTGAGATCTCGTCCTCAAGGACAGCAGCCTTATCCTCTGCCTCCTTGATCTCATCCTCATACTTCTGTGCCAAGTCATTCTCATCTTTGGTTCGCTCATCCATATACTTCTTCTGAAGTGCGATGCGCTCCTTGATGACTGACAACTTGCTTTCTACTTCCGTCAATTCCTCGCGGCTTTGAGATACCTTGCCCTTGAGCAAAGTGTTCATGGTGCTGAACACATTGATGTCAAGAATGGTTTCTACGATTGATCTGCGTTCGGCAGCAGTCAATCGCATGAACGGAACATAGTTTGCAGAACCAAGGATGATAACCTGACAGAACGACTTGTAAGTCATTCGCAGGATCTGTTCCTCAAACATCCGCTGATAGTCCTTGCTCTTGGCATCTTGATCTATCAACTTGGCATTCTTGTAAACTTCAAATACCTTTGGTGACAAGCCACGAATGACTTTGTACTCATCTTGACCAATCGCAAACTCAATCTCAACCACGCAATCCTTTTGATTGATCGTGTTGACCAACTGCGGGATGTTGATGTTGCGATAAGGCTTACCAAAAAGAACAAAGCACAGGGCATCCAACATCGTGGATTTTCCTGCGCCGTTCTCACCACATATCAGCGTGGTGTCTGCTTTAACGAGATTAATCTCCGTGAAGTACTGCCCTGTAGAGAGCAGATTTCGCCATCTCAATTTCTTGAACTTAATCATGTATACAATCGCTCCCTACAGGGACAATACTCACGGGAATAATCACTTATTCCAAGGCAACTTGGGCGAAACCCACTTCCACAGCGGTACGCCGATCACCGCGCCTGCGATGAAAACGACTACCGTGTAGAAGAAAGTTCCAAGGGCGTTTTGAATGACTTCCATTGGAGCCTCCTTTCTTTATGTTGTTAGTTTGAGACCTGAAGGTACTGATTCAACCTTCTTGGAAGGAACGATCAGACCCGACACAAATCCTGTGTTGTATTCATTGAGCAGGGATTCCTGCGGATCAACGATGAAGTTTACACCGCGAGTGGTGATGCCGTTCTCTGCATCGGTGTATGGTAGCCACGGAACAAGAGCCAACTTGCCCTGTCCTGCGGGGATGAGAATTGCAGGATTCTTGACGGTAACCATGCCGTTGGCATAATCATCCTTGACAATCTGTGCAATGAGTTGTTCGCCGCCATGTAGTCCGACTAGTTTAATTGGTAGTGACATGATAACAATGCTCCTTAAGCGTAAAGTGATTCCAAATATAGTTCTTTAAGAATGGTCTTGAGTTTGTTTGGATTGCCGACTTTTAGTTGGTCAATCTCATTATTGATGATGGACAGAGTGTCTTGAGCAACATCAACTTGTTCTGTGAGGGTGATACCCATCTCCTTGTCCTCAATCACCGTTGCTCCGTAGACTCCGATGTTCGTGAGTCTATCAATCAGCGTATCAAACATCACGGGATTGGTCTTCTTACGAACTACTACACGAACGAATGTGTGCTTGTATCTATCCAAGTCACAAGAGGTATAATCCTCCTGTTCATCGTCATAGATGAGTTGTGTAAAAATAGTGAGTGGGTTGCGAATGTATTCAAGCGTCCGATTATCGGTGTCAAATACATGGAACCCCTTTGGCTCATTGAGATCAGCAAATGTAATCTGATATGGAGTGCCAAGATAGTTCACATTCCCACGGCTGTGCTTTTGGTGGAAGTGACCGCTGAAGACCGCTTCAAAATCCTTGAAAATCGCAGGATCCATTCCGTCTTCATGCTTTACTCCACGCATGACTTCATAACCTGTGAGTTCCAAGTGACCCATGAGAAAAGGAACCTTGTTCTTCACAGCCTTCTCAATGAATGCCATGCACTCATCGTTGTTATCCTTGGTGATCCAAGGCACGAAAGCAATCTTCACTCCATCAAACTCAAGAACCGTTGGCTGCTCCAAGAGACCGTCACCAAAGTCATTGTGAAACAACTCGCGCATGGAATTGACTTGGTTTGTGTTCTTGAAGTAGACATCGTGATTGCCAAGGATCGCATACACCTTATGATTGGAAACAAGAGGTTGTATGAAACGCTTGCGAACCTCGTTCAGCGTGGCGAAGTTGATGAACTTGCGCCGATCAAGCAGATCGCCCAAATGAAACACGGTATCAATCTTATTCTTCTTCAAGTACGGCAAGAACACCTCGTCCGTAAACTTGAAGAAATGGTGCAGAAAGATCGGGGAATCCGACCGTGCGCCAAAGTGCGTATCCGTGATGATTGCGATTTTCATTGCGTAGAGTGTATCACTCGTCCATGAACCCGTCAAGCACATTGTTGCCGGTTTTGCTGGTCTTGCGCTTGCGCTTCTTCTTGAGTTTGTTCTTCTTCTCTTTATTGAAGTTTGCCATGTCGGTTTCTGAAAGACCGATGATCTCTGCAATCTCCTCTGATGAAGTTTCAACTTTGCCTTCATCCATCCAGTTTCTAAACTTTCCTGTTGGATCGTTGTCCTCAAAGCACTTCAACTTGATGTAGAGTTGCTTCTTCTCCTTCTGTATGCGCCGTAGGAAGGCATAGAAGGTGATCTGCGTGAAGAAGGCGAATGGGTTGGTTGATTTCTTGGGATCAAAGTTGGTGGCATACATGATGCAATTTTCAACTGCATCTCCCACCATCTCTTCTTTAAAACTGTAGTTTGTAAAATTAGGCTTCTTGGCTAGGTTGTTTGCAATGTCTAAAAAGCATTGACCAATGTAATTGCTTACGCCAGGTGGCTTTGTGCCTTCCTTCTTTGCCTTATTAACTATCTTGCGGTGCTGTGTTATCTCTTCTAAAAACTTCTTGTTGTCAATGTAATGCGCGTTTTTCTTACTCATTATTTTCTCCATAATCCAGAATAATTATTGCTTGGCTCAATCAGTTAGTCATAAATACCGGTGTCCAGTATGAAATGAAAGGTTCTATAGTTACTTAAGTAGGTATCAGAACCGTATACGAGGGTTACCTTTCCACCACGGTAGTCCGTCATCCTCGTCCCCTTCATCACCCTCATCTTGTTCTTCTTCATTGGTAGGTTTGGCAGTATACCCACTCTCTGCTGATTTGTCATCTTCTTCTGCCATTTCCACCAGAGGAAATGGTGCTTGTTTGATGTATTCCTGCATCACCTGTTGCAACTCATCTTGAGCCTTCTGAAGATCCGAATGAATCTTTGCCTCAATGTAGTCTGCATACATCTTCGTATCCGGTTCTGCGATACAAATGACTATATCCTTCGGAACGACAAAGTATGTATCGTTCGTGTAATCAATCCAATCCTTGAGGTAAACCCCAATCTTGGCAACCTTGCCATTTCTATCCGTAGCAGGAACAGATACAACAGTCATCGGTCGTTCAAAGATGTACTCATCCCCAAACTGTTGAATAGTTGCAATCAGAGTTTCTCCGTTACGCAAGCGAACAATCTTGGTAGCGGGAGGGGATCCTTCTTTTGAGAACTGAATCATAGAACCTCCTTGATCGGAATCTTCACCATCTTATATTCAAACGATTCTTCGTTGTAGATTTTCACTCTTTCAATGAAGTGCTTCAGCGTGTGATTCTTCTTTGACTTCCAATGCAAATCATCTGCAATGTCATAAAGTCTAGCCTTGTCCTTACGCTCGGATTTACGGAGTTGGCGACCAATGCTCTGCAAGACACGAATACGGCTCTTGGATGGGGATGCAAAGATGATGTTTCGTAGAGACCGAATGTTGATGCCTGTTGAGAATGTGCCATAGGAGGCAACAATGATGGCGTTGTCTTCTTGCTCCGTGATTTGACGAATGTCTTCACGAACTTCACCATCAGTCTCGCCCGACACATAGAAGACCTTACGAGTATCACCTGCATCGGTCTTTATTTTCTCAAAGAGTGGCTTGCCGTGCTTCTCAACAAATTGAAAGAGAACAAGCGTGTTGCCTTTCGTGGAACAGGCTAGTTTTGAAATGAGCGAATTGCGTCCATCGCAAGAGACAATCCAATCAATCTCCTCTTGATAAGGGAGTCCTGCAACAGTCTTACTGATCTCGTCAGGATAGGTCAGGAGAATGCAGTCAATCTCAAGATTGGAAAGCAACTTCTTCTCCATCAGATCCTTGGTTGTCGTGACTTGCTTGACAGGACCAAACAGACCTTCAATTGCCAACTTGTGAGTCTGTGTTCCGTCTAGTGTGCCTGTAAGCGCAATACGATACGGGCAGTTGGTCAACTTTGTCATTATGCTTGTCAGGCTAGCCGCCTTGAACAGGTGAGCCTCGTCACCGATCACAGCACCAAACTGATCAAAGTATTCCTTGGGCATCTTGTAAATGGACTGCCAAGTAGTGATGACTATTTGCTTGTTTGGATCGTCTTTTTCCTCACCACCAAACACTTTGTGGACAAAATCGTTGACATTCCATCCGAATGTGTCATTTGCAGAGTAATCCTTGAAATCGTTGAAAAGTTGTGTTACAAGTGAAATGCTTGGAACAACGATCAATACTCTTTGTTGCTCTTCTTTATTGGAATCCGCTAAATGCAAGAGATCTGCATAAAATCGTGCAAGAACATAGATGATCAGGCTCTTACCGCTAGCAGTAGGCGACAGCAGAAGGCAGCGGTTTGTATTCAGGGCATGATGAATGGCATCTATCTGATGCTCATGGGGTTCAATTGCCTCGCCCCGTGCAGACAGATTCAAGCCCTTGATGATCTTGCTGACACAATCCTCGCGTGTGCAAGGCTCCACAGGATTGATGAGTTTATGGTCAACTGCAAGATGATACTTGCGCTCTTCGCAGAACTGCGCTAGGTAGTCAAGGAGACCGACATACAACAGCCCGTTCCTTGGTTGGAACATTCTGATCTTACCGTCCCAATGACGATTGCGGAATGCGGGGGTGAATCTTGCGTTCGGAACTTCAAAGGTGAAGTATTCCTGAATCTCACGGGCAATCGCAGGTTCGCATGATAAACGGGTGTAGACCGTGTTATGTCTATGAACGACAATCTCGGGCATCCCATTATTTAGGGTTGCCTTATGAGGTTGTTTTAGACGATGCCGTTCGTGAACTTTCGCCATTCAATGCTGTTCCGAATCACCCAATGGCGTTGGGCGATTCCCTTGAGGATGCCTTCTAGGTAGTCAACCTTCTCCTGCTGATACTCAATCTTGGACTGTAGATCAGAGAGTTGCTTATCGGAATCCATGTAGATCTCAAGATCGTTGCGAAGGATCTTGGATTGGAACGGTTCCCACCCCAATTCATCCAAACGCTCCTGTGACATCTTGCCTGTGTAATACTCCCACTT